CCTCGAATGAGCGTCTCGATACAGAAACTTACATTAAGTTTCTATACGTGAATGAACATATGTCTAACTTCTGTGAAGAAGTGAAACCTAGTCATCCACGTGTATCGATGATGTATGGCTCGACGTTTTCTAACGTCTTGCATCGTGCAAAAGCACTTATGCACCATATACTTACGCCCTTTGATTTGGATGATCTCTTCTATGCTTCACGGCATTCGAAGGGTTCCTCGATAGGTGTTCCATTTATGGACACTTCTCTGGAAAGGAAGTTTAAACTCCCTATCTCCATCACAGATAGAGTGCGACCTCTCTTCGACTTGTACCTCGGCTATGATAGTCATCTAGCCGAGTACCTCCAGAAATCTCTGGAGGCATACCCATTGAACGGTATGTACAACGTCGTAGCAGGCTCACGGGCTACTACTGTCCCTAAGACCAATACTATTGATCGCTTTATATGCGTCGAACCAACCGGAAATATGTATTTCCAGCAAGGGCTCATGACGCTTATGTATGAGCGAATGAAAGCTATTGGCTTAGATCTCGAGACTCTACCTGATAGGCACAAGCAGTTAGCATGGGAGTCGTCAATAACTTCGCGATATGCGACTATTGATTGGTCCTCTGCTTCCGATTGTGTCTCACTGGAGCTACTACGGTGGCTTTTGCCCCCAAAGTGGTTCTATTGGGTTGACCTATTGAGGTGTCCCGTTACATCTATTGATGGAACGGACATTCACCTTAATATGGTTAGCACCATGGGTAATGCGGTTACCTTTCCGCTTGAGACTCTAGTATTCTGGACCTTCGCACAGGCATCGCTCCAAGAATCGAAACATAATCCTTCGATATTACCATGTCGAGAGGATTTTAAAGCTGTTTCGGTCTTTGGTGACGATTGCATAGTGCCTACCTCTATCAGTGGTACGTTCATACAATGTATGGAACGCGTCGGATTTATCGTTAATAGCGATAAGTCCTTCATTGATAAGTGTGGGTTCAGAGAGTCTTGTGGAGGTGATTATCTCCACGGGATGGACGTTCGCGCTTTTTACCTAAAGGCGCCGGCCTATACTAACAGATTAGGCTTGCTGGCATG